CACTTCTAGCGCAAGCTCCACCTCGGCCACACCCTCGGGCGTAAAGTAGGTGTTCTTGCCATAGCCTGTGTAGTGCTGGCCCTTGGTCAGCTTCGTGTTCTTAATAGCCAACAGATCGTTGACGGTCTTGCCCAGCTTATCGGCCAAAGCAATGATGGGGGTATTGATAGGTTCCATTAGTATCCTCCTGTGGTTCTTCGAGACTTGTTAAATGCTTTATCGTCAACGTAGCGGATGCCATCAATCGCGGCATACCGCAGTACGTCGATGGGATCCTTGTGCGCCTCATCCGGGCCACCATCCGCCGTATACTCCTGTAGCGCGGCAATGATGTTCTGGCACCGATCAGAGATGTAGAAGTGTGGGCGATTGACGCTATCCATCGGCACCCTGCGATTGTAGGCCATCTTGGTCTGCAACGCCTGTAGCCCGTCCTCAATGTCCAGACCGGGAGCCGGGACAAAGGTAAGCCCAGCATCCGCAAGGTCTTCTATAATGGACGACGCCCCGTTCTGCGTCTGGTACTTGGCCGCACCCAGCCGAGGGTCAATCAGCCGCTCAAAGATTTCCTCATCCTCTTCCAGATTGCCGATAAGTTCTACATAGTCCTTGATGCCATAGCCCAGCCCCTTGGACCCTTCGCCACCGATCCACTTGCCGCCATGCCATTTAGCCCAATCTCCCACGTTTACATCGGGCCATTCTCTATAGACCCAAAACGTTCCGGCTTCATCAACGCCGATCCAAGCCATGAACCAGTTCTTTCGGCCTGCCGGATCGAGGATCATGTAGCGTGTGAGTCCTTTCTTCGGAATGGATTCGTGCTTAACGACGTTAACCTCTACCGAGAAGTTGGGGAACTGCGTACTCTTGCTCTTGGTCGGAACACCATAGGCACGGCATAGAATCTCGTCCTCGGGACGATTCTTTAGATCCTCGGCAATACGCTCGTACCCACCAAAGGGATTGTCGCGGGAATGGAAGTAGATGATGCCCGCATTCCGGTTCTTGCTTTCCTGTAGGAACGGAACCTTCCGATGGTTGAGCAGTTCGGCTTCCTTATAGGAAATAGTCCGCGCACCCTCTAGATAGTCGCGAACCACTTCCGTATACCCATCAATAGGGGTGAACGTCACTATCATCTTGGCATTGCGCGTAGCCAGACGGAAGCGCAACGTGTTCAACAACTCAGGGCCAATCAGGTACTCGTCGCACCAAGTACCAATGTTAATCCACTTGGCCTCCCTGCTACCCAACTCTGCACCCTCAAGGATGGTGTCGTTATTTAGGAACTGGGAGTAGGTTTTGAAGATGATGTGGCTTTTGCTCCCCGGCAGGATGAGGCTCGACTTGCTAAAGCCATTCTTTCGCGTGTAGGAGACATTCTCCTCAGTACCAAGAGTTTTGCGCTTAAGCTCCTCGGGAAGCGCGTCGTAGATCGCGGACTGCTGCTGTCTGATGGAAACGTCAGCATTTTGGGCGAAACACATTATAACCGCCCCATAGTTCTCAATTGCTGCCTTCACCACCGCATGAGCAGCCCAACTCGTTTTGGACGAACGATTACCGCCACTTACAAGAATCTCGTTCTTCTTGGACAGTAGGTCCTCCGCCTCGCCCCAATTCACCAGCTTAAAGCCATATCTATAGGGATCACGCTCAGCGTTCTCAATGGCCTCATGGTAGAGCTCCCACAGTTGAACCAACTGCTTAGGGTCCATCCGCGCCATCTCCTCCATCGTAGGAGGCTTAAGTATCGGATGCTGCTTCCAGACTAGGGACATATACCACCTTAACCCTCAACTCGGGACTCCACCACTCCATCGTCCCCTCCTTCGTCATCGTCGCCGTCCACTTCAACTTCTGGTCCCACTCGCTCAACAGGGGTCGTGAGTACTGTAATGGTGTCATTCCGTAAAGCTGCCCTAGCCTCCTCAATAGCCTTCATGGCGTCAGCAAGCGATGGCTTCCCCGTCCTATGCTCCACCACCACCTTCTGCTCCCCAAGAGCCTGTAAGCCCTTGTCCACACTAATGCCATAGCTTAGCGTTAAGTCTTTAAGCGGCGTCTTCATCAACGCCTCATCATCCTCCATCAACATCTCCGTCTTCTTCGCCACCAACGCCCTCATCCTCTCCGCCATCTCAAAGCCATCTAACGCAAGCTCCTTGCGCCTCACCTCCAAAGCACGCTCATGCCGCGCCCTCAAAGCTGACAGTGCCACAAACCCTATACCCGTCTCCTCCATCACCTTTGCATACGTCTCCCCATTAGCCAGCATATCCAAGGCTAGAGCCGCCTCCTTAGGCTTCCGCTTCTCTATGTACCTGTGATTGAGCGTAGCTTGCGCCTCCTCCACGCTCTTCACGATTGCCTTCTTCTTGCTCATGCAAACTCCATACAGAGTCTCATATCGGTATGTCAAGCGCCTATTTGCAAGATATCCAACCATCCCTAAGTGAGACATTCTGTCACACCTTATCTACACACCACTCTACGGGGGTAGCCATTTGCAAATTTTTTTAAGTGGCTTGTTGACTGATTAACTGTGGCGGTGCGGCCAAGGGTTAGCCCCCCTCCCCCCCTACGGGTCACGCGCGCACGCGCTATATACGCACGCACACGCGCCTCATACACGCGCCCACACTCGCGCACGCGAGAGAGATAGAGGGGAGGGCTTATGGGTTCTGACGGGGTTCTGTGGGGGCCTTGGCAGGGTAGGCTACCGGAACGCCGGGAAACGACTGACGCATGGGGTAGGCAACTGCCCTTGCTTTGCCATAAGGTGAACCATACCTGACGGGGCTTCCTGTCCTTCCTGTCCTCTCTCTCTCTCTTGTCTCTCTGCTTAGGGGAGCCTTTGTGTGCGCGGATTTGGGTTGCGCGGATTGAGCCGAAAAAAGTTTCAGAATGTTATTGACTCATGCGCAAAAATGAAGTTTCGTCTGAATCGTCAGAGGTAAACACACACACACACACAATGAAAAACGTCATTCCTTCGGATCTGATTTCTGCTTACGTTGCGTTTGCGACCGCATTGGGTTACCGCGTCACGGCTCGTTCTCACGACTCCCTGACCTACGACCAGTGGGGCCGGGTCATGCTCGACACCTTCCACGATTCATGGGCGGATGTCACGTTTCATTGGGAGGCGGACGCGAAGATCGTCCCTCATCGGCGGTCGAGCGATCCTCAACACTATCCCTTGTGCGGAGGTCGATTAGTCCGCAACAGTTACTCGATTGGGGATTGATCGTCGCCATAGCAAGGCGCCTGAGCACTCACCCAACCCCTGAGCAATCGGGGGTTGCGCTGAATCCTTAGGGTTCACTAACGCAAACCACAAACAAAAACATAATGAACACGAAATTGACGGTACGAATCGAAACCAACTATGGCACCCGGGCGATCTATCCGGTCTGCGAGACTGCGCAGAAACTCGCCAATCTGATTGGCACTCTGACGCTGACCGAGGGAGCAATCGGCAAACTGAAAGACCTAGGTTTCACGTTTGAGGTGCAGCAGCAGACTTTGTAAGCACTAGCGCAAATCACAAACAAAAAGAAAGGACATATGCAAAAGGTAGACGTTTATCAAATCGTGACTGATCGGGTCATTGAGGCCTTGGAAGCGGGAGTTGTGCCGTGGCGCAAACCGTGGTCTGGCGGCACTCCGTCAAACTTGGTTTCGCGCAAAGCCTATCGGGGGATCAATGCGTTCCTTCTATCTCTGTCGCGTTTCTCTTCCCCTTATTGGCTTTCCTATAAGCAAGCGCAAAGCCTTGGCGGTTGCGTTCGCAAGGGGGAGAAAGGGACTCCGGTTGTTTTCTGGAATTGGGTTGAGAAGACAAACGAGGCTTCCGGGAAGGTTGAGAAAATCCCGTTCCTTCGCTATTACACGGTGTTTAATGCGGAGCAATGTGAAGGGCTCACCCTTCCGGCTTCCGAGACAAGCAAGGGAGAGTTTTCTCCCATTGAGGAAGCGGAAAAGGTTTTCCCGGCTTATGTCAACGGCCCTACGTTAGCGCATGGCGGAGGCTCCGCTCATTACGTTCCGGCACGCGACCACGTCCAAATGCCCGTGAGGGAGTCTTTTGATCGCCCGGAAAATTACTATCACACGCTTTTCCACGAGCTGATCCACTCGACTGGACACGATAGTCGCCTCAAGCGTGCAGGGATTGCGGAGATTGCGGCGTTCGGTTCGCAAACTTACGCGAAGGAAGAATTAGTGGCGGAAATGGGCGCGGCGTTTTTGTCTGCCAAAGTTGGAATTGAAAACACTCTCCCGCAAACGGCTTCTTATGTCCAAGGGTGGCTTAAAGCTTTGCGCAATGACCGAAAGCTTGTAGTCCATGCAGCGGCGGCGGCACAAAAGGCTTGTGATCGCATCCTTCCTTCCGACACTCAAGCGGAAGAAACGGCGGATTGAGGCTTCATTTAACCCTTGCGCCTAGCGCGAGGGTTAGCTCGAACCCTTAACCATACACAAAAAGATGAAAGCCAATGGATATGTTTTGCATGAAGGAGTCACGCGCAACGGTGCGCCATTCGTCGCCATTGCGACGTTATCGACAAGCAATCGGAAGACGGGAGACATGGTGCAAATCTGGTTTCTTTTGAGCGACGTTAACCCCGTGCAAGGGGTGAAGGAAGCAATTGATGCCACAACGGTTTGCGAGGGATGCCCATTTGCTTCGGGAAATGGTTGTTATGTCAACGTAGGGCAAGCTCCGCTTTCGATTTGGCAGGCATACAAGCGCGGAGCCTATGGCTACCTTGCGCCGAAGGACTACGCGGAAGTTTTCGGCGGGCGAAAGGTTCGCTTCGGAGCCTATGGCAACCCGTCTTTGCTTCCGCTTTCAATCGTCAAGGCCATTGCCAGCGTTTCGGCGGGATGGACTGGTTATTTTCACGATTGGAAAACCAATCCCTACGCTTCGGAATATGCGCGATTCTTCATGGCTTCCACGGAAACCGAATCGTCGCGCAAGCAAGCGGAGGGTCTCGGGTTTCGGTATTTCCATGTTTCGCCAATTAAGCCCGAGGGCGCAATGGAGTGCCTAGCGGAAGCCAAGGGATTAACTTGCTCGCAATGTAAACTTTGCGCCGGATTGGCTAAGGCGCGCCTTCCTTCGGTTTGGATTAATCCGCACGGCTCAAAATCCGCCAAGGCTTCCGCCGCTGCAATGGCCTAACTTTCCCCTAAATACACAATGAAAAAGACACTCCTTGCCCTATTGCTTGCCTTGCCTGCTTATTCCGCGCCGCCGGAATCGTTTTGGCGGGCTTTGCATCACGTTGAAACTTCGGGCCGCCTTGGACCCATTAAGGGCGACAATGGGGCCGCGCTTGGACCCTTGCAAATCCACCGCGCGTACTGGAAAGACTCCGGCGTGCCGGGAACATATTCGCAATGCGCTGATTTAGCTTATTCTCGCCGCGTTGTAACCGCCTATTTGCGCCGTTATGCTCGCAACGCATGGGAGCGGGGCGACGCATTTAGCCTAGCCCGAGTGCACAATGGCGGACCGTCAGGGCATCGCAAGGCGGCAACTTTGGCTTATGCTCGAAAAGTAGTGGCTGCAATGAAGTAACACGATGAAAACACAAAATAGGCGAGCGTTTCGAGCGTGGCGGGAGAAAATGCACCCCTCTCAGGCTTTTGCCATTGTCAATGAGACTTATGTGCCGCCGATTGAACTTTTAAGCGGGAGGCTTTTTGACGTTCTTGAGATAAGAAAACGGACGTTTCTACGCGAAGCCGGACCTTTGGCCGAGGCGTGTCGATTCGTTTATACGCACCGCACGCGCCGAGGGTGGGGTTTGTTTTTCTGCGTCGATCCGGGCTTTCGTCAGGATAAACGATGGCAGGAAGTTTACAGCGCGTTTTATTGGTTTGCCCGAGGATGGGCAGAGGCACAATTTCACAACTCAAACGAAGGGAAAATTAAATGAGCTACTCATCAATTTCAAGCTGCGTGCGTTTCGCAGAGCGTATGCACGAACGTGTCGAGCAGATGGAACGAGAAGAGGCGAAGCTTCGGGCTTCAGCCGATAAACGCATTCGTGCGCCCATCTTCACCAAAACCCGTCGAAGCACAGGTTTCGGCAAGGGTATGGTGCGGCGTGACAAGTGGCGCGAAGGGATGCCGCGCATCACTCAAGAGGCTTGCGCCGTCGTGCATGAATACGCTTTGGCTCGCGCTGCAAGTGATGGCTACGTCGGGCGCAAGAGCTACAGCGAACGCGCAGGAATCAGCACCGCGACCCTCAACCGTTGCGCGAATGAAATCATTTCGGGCGAGATTTATCTTGACCCTATGGACCGTATTTGGAAAGTGAAGTCTGTTCAGAGCTAACAGGGAAAGACCGCCGCCCTATCGGGCGAGTCCACGGGGACAAGTGGCCTTCATGCGAGGGCTTAGGTGGTGTCCTGTTAACTAAAAAGAAAGAAACATGAGCCTTAACATCGAAGACGCCCGCTCGATTGTTTTCGAGCTTGCAGCAATGGCCCTCACCGATGGCCCAATCTCGGAGGAGTTCTACGAAGAGGTGATGCTTCGCCGCCGGGAATTGCTTCAATTCATCGACCACCAGCATCAGGTGATTGGTGCTGCCGTATACGACCAACTGCTTGACGACCCACACCCATGAACGGTCTTTGGATTCCTGCTGATTTGTTGATCCGCGATGACCTCTCTCACACCGAGCGCATGGTCGCCGCTTTTGTCGGATCGTTTAAACAAGGTTTCTATGGCAGCAATGAATTTGTTGCAAGGAGCTTGCATATTGAGAAGCGAACAGCCGACCGAGTTTTGGCTTCTCTTGCTCAAAAAGGGGTCATTGGATGGCGCGGTAATACACGTTTTTGCGCCGAACCGTACTCATCAATGGGTACACATTAATACATAGATTAAACAAAGACAATACGTTTTGTCAGTAGATTGCAATAACAACTAAACGCACATGAATAACATCCTGTCAGTACAACCGGGCGAGTACGTCAAAGGTGCCGTCATCGCCGACGTTTCCAACGCTAAGGCCATTCAGACCAAAACCGGGAAGACCATTTTCAAGGCTACCTTGAGAGATGGTCAGCAGTTGGTGGAGGCCACGAGCTTTTCTAAGACTTTTGAGCACATTGATGGCAAGCGGGTCCAGTTTAGTGGACCCGGGATTCGTCGTGGAGATGACTACAATGGCAAGGTAGGGGTTACATTTGGAGAAAAGGTCGTTTTTAAGGCCGTAGGAGAACCGACCCCTACCCAGCCTGCCCCGGAAGCCCCAGAACCCCGTAAAAGCGAAGGAAAGGCCGTTTCTATGCCTTCCCGCATCGAGGGTGTGACGGTAGGAATGGCAATCAACAAGGCCGTTGACGTTTTAAACGCTCAACAACTGGCCGTAACCGAGCTTGCCGTCTGGCAGATTGCATCACGCCTTATCCGAGTGGCAACGAGGCTTCAGGCCGGGGAACTGCACGCCTCTGAAGAGCCAACCAGCGAGGAGGTTCCGTTCTAATGAACGACGATGACTATTGCTTCTGGAGTGTAGTAGCTGGTGCGATTGTCGGAGCAATCTTCACCGTTGGTATCATCCTCCTAATCGTAGATTTACTATTCTGATGCACGCTTACACCCTAGCGGGAGAACCCCGCCACTACCAAGAGACCAAAAAGGGGGCCAAGAATCCTACGCGACCGACCACCATCAAGGACATCCGCGAACAGAAGCTGTTGCCGTCCGTCACGGACATCTGCAAGATGCTCTCTGCTCCCGGCCTTGAGGAGTACAAGATTGGTCAGGTGATTCAAGCTTGTTTCGAGGACACGCCGTCAGCCCATGAGGACATCTCTGGCTACAAGCGGCGCATCCAAGAGAAGGCTGGGCAGGATGCGGCTGGTGCTGCCGACCTCGGCACGCTCATTCACAACAGCCTAGAAACCTACCTAGCTCGCCATGAGGAGTGGGATGGCACGGTGAAGGTAGCTATGCCCGATGGCCGCGAAATCCCTATCCGTGAGTTCGTGCTTCCCGCCGCTCTTGAGGTGGACAAGCTGGGCCTAGCGGATAAGGTGTGCGAGTCTGTCGTCGTCAATCCTGAGCTTGGCTACGCCGGAACGGTTGACCTTCATGGCAATCGTACCGCCGACCAAGCCGGAAACAAGCAGCTTGTCGTCGTGGACTTCAAG